CGATCCCGCCGCAGGCTGGACCCTTACGAACTGCGCGCTCTTGATACCGGTGTTGAGGCAGTTGGGGCGTTTTTGCAGTCCATACAGAAAACCGACCTTGCTGAGTGCGACGAGCTGGAAGCACGCATGCTGGTCAAGGCCGCATGGGAAGGCTGCGGGCGAGGGATGCGGGAAGCTCTTAAAGAAGCTCCATTTTAGGAAAGGCGCCGTTTTGACCGCCTACTACAACGAATTCGATCCGAAAGCTGCGGCTTGGCTGCGGGAGCTGATCAAAGCAGGACACATAGCACCGGGAGATGTTGATGAGCGTTCAATTGTCGATATTCGACCTGCCGACCTCGTCGGATACACACAATGCCACTTCTTTGCCGGCGTCGGCGTCTGGTCCTACGCATTGCGTCGAGCTGGATGGTCCGACGAACGTCCTGTCTGGACAGGTTCTTGTCCCTGCCAACCTTTCAGCGCGGCAGGCAAAGGAGATGGGTTTGATGACGAGCGGCACCTATGGCCGCACTTCCACTGGCTTATTCAAAACTGCCGACCTGCAGTCGTCTTTGGCGAGCAGGTTGCGAGCAAGGACGGACTTGGCTGGCTCGACCTTGTACAAGCTGACCTGGAAGGATCGGGCTACGCCAGCGGGGCGGTCGATACCTGCGCTGCGGGCTTCGGTGCGCCGCACATCAGACAGCGCCTCTATTGGGTGGCCCACACCGACAACTCGGGATCACAAAGACGGCGCGGAGTGTCAGAACGTTCCGCTGAACGCATTGTTGGGGCGAGTGGCGTGGCTGGCGAGCTGGCCGACGCCGAGATGTGGGGGCAATCCGGAGGGGTACGGGAACGCCGATCGTCAGAATGGACCGAGAGGAAGGTTGGAGGACACCGTGCCACTGGCAGGTTGGCCGACAACGACAACGACGGACGCATTGCGCCACCCATCACCGAACTTCAAAACAAAGAACGTCATACTGAACCACGCGGCAGCAATGACGGGTCCAGCCCGACTAACGGTCTTTGGTCAGATGCTGACTGGCTCTTTTGCCGGGATGGAAAGTGGCGGCCAGTTGAACCCGGCACATTCCCGTTGGCTCATGGGTCTGCCGCCCGAGTGGGACGATTGCGCGGTTATGGCAATGCAATCGTTGCGCCCGCCGCGCAAGCCTTCATCGAAGCGTATCTCGAAACCGAACTAGTGGCAGCCAACGACAATCACTGCAGCAATACGCTGTGGCCCTCCGCATAGAGATGGTTGAGTAGGCCAGCGGTATAGTTGGCCTGCCACTGCTCAAACCCGGTTTGAACGTTACCGCCGAGCTCGGCAACTTGTTCCGTCACTTTATCAATAACGGCCCAGGTTCCGTCTGGCATTTCTCGAATGCTATATCTGGCTGCGTTCATTGGTTTTCTCCAAGGAAACAAACATGCATACTAACATCACGTCCGTTGTCGAAGAAGACCCAATGCTCGACGTCGCGCTGTCGTATCAGGCGCAAAACTGGCCAGTATTTCCGTGTCGCCACTGCGACGAGGAAATCATCGACCCTCAAACAGGCGAAATCGAAATCCTCGCCACCAAGACCCCGCTCACCAGCAACGGGTTCCGTGGCGCGACGATCAATGAGCGGATCGTACGCGAATACTGGCGCCGCAACCCTTTCGCTATGATCGGCGTGCCGACAGGTGCGCCTATTGGTGCATGGGTGCTCGATATAGATCCGAAACACGGCGGCGACGAAACGCTTGCAGCGCTGGAGGCCGCACACGGTTCGCTTCCTGCAACCCTGACAGCAGAAACGACAAGCGGCGGACGTCACTACTTCTTTCGCCATCGTCAGGGCGTTCGCAACCGCGGCGCGCTTGGCTCCGGGGTCGATGTTCGTGGTGACGGGGGGTATGTCATCGCGGCCGGGAGCGTGCCGGAGGTTGGCCTGCCTTATCGCTGGGTATCGGAGCAAGAGCCGGTCGACGCGCCAGACTGGTTGCTGGATCTCGTGCTGCCGCGCTCATATGAGAGCGCATACACTGCAGCGCCGTCTGTCAGCGGCAAGATCAACGACCGTTATGTCGAGCGTGCAGTTCAATCCGAGCTGGACGATCTTGCGCTTGAACCGATGGGCAATCGCAACAACCGGCTGAACGACGCCGCGTTCCGTTTGGGCACTTTCGTCGGGGCTGGCGCTCTGGCTGAATCCGAAGCGCGCGCCCTGCTGCAAGACGTGGCACGAGGCTGGGGTCGTGATTGGCCGCGCTGCGTTAAGACGATCGACAACGGCCTGGTAGCCGGTGCTCGCAGCCCGCGCAGTGTGCCACAGAACGACAACGACAACACTCGTCTGGTCGATATCAGCCGGATGATTGCCAATGGACTGGCCAAAGCTGAGGCGCGCACCGACGTTGTTGCAGAGCAAGTTTTAGACTTCGATGATAATATTAGCACTAGCGAACAAACCACTGAAAATAAACGCGCAATCATCGCTACACCGTTCGTCTGGAAAGACCCGTCGACGCTTCCACGGCGCGAGTTTGCGTTCGGTAAACACTTCATTCGCAAGTATGTTTCAGTGACAGTCGCGCCGGGTGGTCTTGGGAAAACTGCGAACAGCATCGTCGAGGCGCTGGCTATGGCTTCGGGTAAAGCGCTCAATGGCACGAAGCCTCCGAAGCGTCTGAAGGTCTGGTTGTTCAATGCCGAAGATCCTCGCGACGAGCTCGAGCGACGCATCATGGCCGCTTGTATTCATTTTAATCTGAAACCAACTGATATCGATGGCCATCTGTTTCTGGACACCGGCCGAGAACAGGAATTGGTCATTGCGATCGATGACAAGAAAGGCGTGCGCATTCAGGAGCCGGTCGTTGAGGCTGTCGTCGAAACGATCTCAGAGCTCGGCATTGACGTGATGATTGTTGACCCTTTCGTGTCGACGCACCAGGTCAATGAAAACGACAACGGCGCAATCGACAAGGTGGCCAAGCTTTGGGCACAGGTCGCTGACCGGACGAACTGCTCAATCGATATCGTGCATCATCTGCGTAAGGTGAGCGATCGTGAAGCGACTGTCGAAGACGCTCGTGGCGCTGTTTCCCTGATTGGTGCGGCGCGCTCAGTGCGCGTGCTTAACCGCATGTCGGAAGCGCAGGCTAGTGAGGCCGGCCTTACACACGAAGCGCGGTTTTCATATTTCAGCGTGGTCTATGGCAAATCGAACTTGTCGGCACTGTCGCACAAGGCTGACTGGCGGAAGCTGGAGAGTGTCGCGCTCGGGAATGGGCAGGGCCTGACCAAGCCTCAAGACCATGCACCGGTCGTGACGTCTTGGGCTTGGCCTACGAGCGAGGAAGTTGCTGAAACACTGACCGAAGACGAACGCGACGCAATCCGGGGCGTTGTGAACGGTGGCATGTATAAGCCGGCACCACAGGCCAAGGATTGGGTAGGGCGCGCCGTTGCATACGCGTTGCAGCTAGACGTAGACGACGAGACAGACAAGAAGCGTGTCGGGATGATAACTAAGGCGCTGTTCGCCGAGGGCTTCTTAATGAAGGTGGAAGACCGGGATCCTGTTCAACGCAGGGCGACGACGTTTGTGCGAGCGATGTGAAAAGAGCGCCCTACGGGGCGCTTTTTTTGTGTGTTTGATGACGCTATTGCGACGTCTGTCTTCTAATCGCTTCTTGAATCATATCTCATTGCTCCATGACCCGTTCTATGTTCAAAACGCAAAGAAGCAAGAAACTGAACCATAAACGATTAGTCGAGATGCTTTCTAGAGCGTCCGATATCGATTTCTTGCAGATGATTTGGGTTGTTCACTCAGGGGATGACCCAATTGAAACAGTGCTTAATGCTCGTTGGTTTAGAAAAAAACCAGATGATGCGGTCAAATTTCTAACAAATATCAAGTATTTCTTTCTTGAGTGGGAAACGGAAACACTCACTAACCTCCTTTTATCCACCAAGAAGAACTATCTGCCGGACGGGACAAGTCAGCGGCGTTTAGATTGTAACAACCTCCACACAGTTGTAAGCGCATACAACTTTTTGCGAACCTTAGAAAATGACTATGATGGTCTCGCACTACGTAACCAAAATGTACTTAGTCACATGCACCGGCTCGGCGGCAGGCAGTTTCCATGGCAACGAGGGGTAATGAATCGACGATCATTTTTCAAATCAGCTTATATTTTCGGCAGCGAGCTAGGCCGAAGAAAATTTGAGAATGCTTATGGTTTTTCGATGGACGAATTCTGCATCGTAGGTTTTGCGTTGTATACGCAATTCAAGAGATTCTCGGGAATAAAAAGAGATATTGATCTTGCTCAGCTGGGTATTTCGAAAGGTGTGTCAGATAAGGCGATTACTCTGCTTGCTGGCCCCATAGAATTAATGCGTCAAGAAGCTAAGACAATTGGAAAAGGTTACAAACATATTGCTTATCGTCCGAGTGTTTTAAGAAAAAAACCAATAATTCAAGTTGGGAGAATGATGTACTGCCCTCTTCCTGAACTGATAATTCACAGAATAACGGAATGGATATACTACGATATTTGTACGTCGGAATCCGGGTCGTTCGATGGATATGTTAATCAGTCGATAGGAAAGAGATTTGAGGATTATTCTAAAGAGGTAATTCGCGCCTTTTTACCTGATATAATGGTTTTTGATGAATTCCAGTACAAAAGTTTTCATAGCCCCGACATCTTGATCGGCAAAGGAAAAAAAATCGATATCGTTATCGAGTGTAAGGCAACCAAACAGCCGTTGCCGGTCAAAATCGGAACAGACGAAGATGCCTCTACATCTCGTGGTCTAGATGAAATGGCTAGAGGCGTTTTCCAGATCTGGCGTTTCTTTTCCCATGTCAGACGAGAAAAAGGCAGCAATCTTCCGGACGTTAGTCAAGATGCATTTGGCGTTCTGCTAACCTTAGATACGTGGTTAGAATCGTCCCTCGGACAGTGCGCAGAGGTGATGAAGAGGGCAAATGATCTGGCTGATATGGATGGCGCTGTTTCTTCTGAAGATAGGCGGGCCGTAGTATTCTGTCATGTCGATGATCTTGAACACCTACTTATTGATACCGACGAAGACGGATTCTTCGACACCCTTCGCTACGCTTCTAAGCCTGAGAGGCTCGGGTGGTCTTTAATCGGCCTTATGAGAGAACTCGGCCTCACTCCCATTAAAGACAGAGCAGACCCTCTCCATGATCGAATAAATTCAGTTGTCACATGGATGAGCAAGCTTGACGACTTAAAGATTGAGCAGAAAACACAACCCGATGTCACAATCAAAATACAACCATAGGTAACGCGTAAGTCATACTGCGTAAGTCTCAAAAAACCTAAAAAGACTTGCGCAAAAGCACGCTGCTTTTAGTGCGTAAGAGTTCTTATATAGAAACTTACGCACAAAGCGCGCAGCGCGTAGTTCTATGCGTTTGAGAACTACGCACTTTTCAGAAAATTTCCCAATTGAAAAATACAACCTGATTTGAGGCTGGTTGAAATTATACCGGTCGACACTTGACCGACCTGTCACTCCCACCATGATGTGAATTGTCCCGATACCAACGGGACAACGCTAACGGAAGCCCACCAAGCTGAAGCACCATGAACACGAGGAGAGACCATGACCCGAAGACGTGCGCTGAAAGGCGCGTCATCCAGCAAGCTCGCATCTACAGCTGGCACCAAGCCAGCGAAACCAAAAGCCACAACGCAGACCGTCCGCATCAATGGCATCCGTACAATCATCACGACACGCGACGGCAAGGTGACGACAAAAGCAGCCCTGCCTTTGGAATGGGAACTGCAAGCCGCACAAGTTCGCAGCCTGCGTAAAATGCCAGAATACGTTCACACAGCGCGAGACGTGCGACCGGGGACATTCACACTGGCTGGAGATCAGAACGCAGCCAAGCGCGGCCCCAAGGCAAGAGCCGAGGCATTAGCTGCAGGACTGACGCCGGGAGAAGCAGACGTCCGGATTTATCTCTACGGTGGTGTGCTGCGGCAGATTGAAAACAAGGTCGGCAAGGCCAAGCTCGAACCAAGCCAGATAACCCGCCATCCGTTGCTTGATGCTCTTGGCTTTCCCGTGGTGGTCGTCAGGGCAGTGACCGAAGACGACGCAGCGGAGCAGGCAGTGAGGCTGGTTGAAGGCTGGCTGCTGGAAACTTCGAACGATAACCTACCAAAACCACGCGAGGAGAACATCCATGACGCAGCTTAATCTGAAGCCATGCATCGCAACGAGCGCCATTCATGGAACGCACATGCCTGAACGTTCACCAGAGCAAAGGCATGCAGCCAGAGAGCGTATGCGGCTTGAACGTGCCCGTGAAGTAAAGGCTTTGGCAAAGTTGCGCCGCCGTATCAATAAGCGGCAAGGTATTGGTAGCGATTGGGATGGTCGTGCTGCAAACGACAATATCGCCTGGCCGCTTGCTACAGCTCTGATCAAGGAGGGCAACACCGATCTGTTGAAGTACGCGATGTTCTACCGCCGTATTCACACCTCAGCGAAGAGCAATGCCCTTCTGGGTGGTTCGACTGTGACACTGGGTGAAGGAATGGCTCTGGATCGCCATATCCATGTTCGGCCGAATGGAAGCATCGCGTACAAGCATGTCAGGCAATCCACCGCAGCCAGCATTGATATCCCGTCTCGCAAGAAAAGCATCACCGATTCAGAGGCCCAGTTATCCTCTGATAAATCGGAAAGCGGATACACCAACGTGCCGAAGCCATGGAAGGGCGATTCACCGGTCAACGAGATGATCGACGCGAAACGCAAGTTGGCAAGCCTTCAAAGGTCTCTTGGATATCTTTGTGAGCCATTTGAAATGGCATGCATCGACGCAAAGACCTTGGCGGAGGTCGGAGAGACAGTAGGCATTTCGAACCGGACAGGAGCACAAGGTGCGGGCAGGGCGCTGGTTCATACTGCGCTTGTGACTTTGCGAGCCATCATCGGGGAACTGAACCGCGGAGACCTTGCGGCCTGATGCATGCACTGATCAGCCAGAACGTTGGTAATAGTGGGAAGGCAATCTTCCAATTCATTCCACGTTCTGTGCGCACAGGCTGTTGCCAGCGACAGACGCTCGGTCAGTGATGAACCGGGCGTAACTACCTGACGACGGTATCCAGTCGTCAATCTGAAAAGCAAGCGCAATCCACTGCAGTCATCGGCTCGCAGACATAGGCAGTGCACGCCTGCATTGCACTTGCCAATCTATTCAGATCCCCGGCGCCGTTTCTCCTCCGGCAGACGGGATACGGCGGGTTGAGCTTATTTAGATGGGCTCCCCGCCGATCAATTTTCATCTGGGTGTAGCTCAGTTGGTAGAGCGCTCGGCTTGGGTCCGAGAGGCCGCAGGTTCAAGCCCTGCCACCTTGACCAGTTTCATCAAGAAGAATTATGCGGAGTGGAGAAGTGGTCATCTCGCTTGGCTCATAACCAAGAGATCGTCGGTTCGAATCCGACCTGCCGCAACCAAACAAAGCCAGCAAAGAGAAGCGGATATGTGCAAGCTTATGGGTAAGATCGTCATTCTCGTTTGCTTTGTTATCGTTGCGGTCCTTATCGCAGCGGGCGTTAAGCTGTAGATGACACAACGCACATGGCTTCGCCTCTATAAGACGGCCCGATGGCAGCGAATGCGCGAGCGACAACTGACTGAGCAACCGCTCTGCATGTTCTGCTTGCAGGTTGGCGACGTCGAACCGGCGACTGTGTGTGATCATGTCATCGCTCATAAGGGCGACGAGTTCCTTTTCTGGGATGCGGGCAACCTCCAGTCACTATGCAAGACATGCCATGACAGAACCAAACAGCGTTTGGAGCGAGGTCAGGACATCGTGACCTTCGGGGCCGACGGGTGGCCGGTTTGACCCCCGGGGGCATCAAAAAGTCGACGAAGGTCCAAAGCGCCGGAACGGCGAGGGTCCACAGCGCACGCATCCACAATTCAAAATATGACCCCTGTGAAGGATTTATGCCATGGCGAGGCCAAGAACGCCTCGCGCCACGGCGGCAGTCGAGGCAAGCGACAAGAAAAACCCGCAGCGCTTCAAAAACAGAACCGACGCTAAGGCAGATGGCCCGCTCGGCAATCCTCCCGCTTGGTTGAAGGATACGCCGGAGCTCAAAGCCAAAGCTGCATGGAAGCTGTTTGAAAAAGAGCTGCCGTGGCTGAACCAGTCACACCGCACGCTGGTTGGGATGGCTGCTAATATTCAGGGCCGCATCATGGCTGGGCAAGAAGTTGGCGTGCAGGCGATGAACTTGCTGCGTCAGATGCTTGGCCAGATGGGCGCAACGCCTGCGGACGCATCGAAAGTTGCGACTGGCGACGACGGCGACGAGAAGGATGATCTGCTTGACTGATATGCCTGCGCTGGAGCGTGTGAGCGCTTACGCGCAAGCTGTCCTTGACGGCACTGAGATTGCAGGCCCGCACGTTCGGAACGCTTGCCAGCGTCATTTCGACGATCTGGCGACATGCCATGAGCGCGGGCTGTGGTTTGACGACGAGGAGGCGGATCGCGTGTTTCGCTTCTTCGAAGAACGCTTGAAGCTTTCAGAAGGCCAGTTTGAAGGCAAGCCCTTTAAACTTCACGCATCGCAAGCCTTCAAGCTCGGTTCATTGTTCGGTTGGAAGCGTGAGGACGGTTCCCGCCGTTTTCGCCGTGCGTACATCGAAGAAGGCAAGGGCAACGGCAAGTCTCCATTCGCTGGCGGTGTCGGCCTATTCGGATTGATCGCCGACAAGGAAGCTGGCGCGCAAATATATGCCGCCGCTGCCAAGAAAGAACAGGCCGGCATTCTGTTTCAGGACGCTGTGAAAATGGCGCGAGCTGCACCTGCTTTGATGCAGCGCGTGAAGTTCAGCGGCGGTATTGGTCGCGAGTTCAATATCGCGCACCACAAATCGCAGTCGTTCTTCCGTCCGATCTCGAAGGATTCAGGCAAGTCGGGTTCTGGCCCGCGTCCGCACTTCGCGCTTTGCGATGAGGTGCATGAGCATCCAGACCGATCGACGATGGAAATGCTTGAGCGTGGCTTCAAGTTTCGTCGCCAGCCGCTGCTTTTGATGATTACGAACTCTGGCAGTGACAAGAATAGCATTTGCTGGGAAGAGCACGAGCACGCAGTTCGGGTTGCAGCCGGTACGCAGACGCCGGACGAAGTTTTTAACTACGTCGGTGAAGTCATCGATGACACAACGTTTGCATGGGTTTGTGCGCTCGATAAGGGCGATGATCCTCTGAACGATCCGACTTGCTGGAAAAAAGCTAATCCACTTCTCGGCGTGATTCTGACGCACGAATATCTTGCAGGAGTTGTTGCTCAGGCTAAACAGCTGCCGGGCAAGCTGAACGGAATTCTTCGCCTGCACTTTTGCTGCTGGACAGATGCCGATAAGGCCTGGATGCCGCGCGAGACTGTCGAAAGTGTAATGGACGACTTCGACCCCGAAGATGATCACGCTGACAAGCCGGTTTTCATGGGCGTCGACCTTTCGGGCAGCAAGGATATGACGGTTCTTGCCTGCGTGGTTCCTACGGGTTTCATGGAAATGGAACGCGAAGACGGAGCTACCGTGAGTCTGCCAACCTTTGATGCGTGGGTTGAGGCTTGGACGCCACAGGAAACTCTGCAAGCCAGAGCGCAGGCCGACAAAGCGCCATATGAGCTATGGGTGCAGCAAGGCTGGCTCAATGCCACTCCGGGCAAACGTGTCCGATATGACTTTGTTGCGGCACGACTGCAGAAGCTTGACCAGCAGTTTGAAATCAAAGCCATTGCTTACGACCGCTACGCTTACGACAAGTTTCGCGAAGAGGTGGATGCGCTCGGCATTGAAGTCGATCATGTTGCACATCCACAGGGCGGCAAGGTCAGGGCTAAACCCGAGCCAGCCAAGGTTGAAGCCGCAAAGGCTGCTGGCCTCCCAGCGCCGCAAGGCTTGTGGATGCCGGGCTCGGTGCTGGCGCTAGAAGACATGATCATCGACGGGCGCATTCGCTTGAGGCGAAACCCGGTGCTGATGACAGCACTCATGGGCGCCACGTTCGATCACGACCCGCAAGAAAACCGATGGTTTGTGAAAACCAAAGCTTCGGTTCGCATCGATGCGGCCGTTGCTTTGGCAATGGCTATTGGTGCTGCGATGGACACCCCGATTGAGCCAGAAGAAAACCTCGATGACTTTATCAATAACATGGTCGTCATCGCCTAACTCACGACGGAGCGAATATGGGCTTCATTGATCGATGGGTCGGAAAGCCCATCAAGCTCACCGACGGCGAGTTCTGGCGAGGTTTCTTCGGCCTTGGAACTACGTCAGGTGAAACAGTCAATTACGAAAAGGCTCTTGAGCTTGATGCCGTATGGGCGTGCGTAAATCTCGTATCGAACTCTGTGAAAACGCTGCCATGTAACGTTTTTAAAGACGATGGCGTCACAATCGATCGTGAAAACGTTCTCTATGAGCTGCTTCACGATATGCCCAATCTCGACGATACAGCGTCTGATTTTTGGGCGATGGTGGCGATGTGCCTTTGTCTTGACGGCAACTTTTTCGCCGAAAAGAAGATGAACGGCGGCAGGCTTACTGCTTTGAACCCGTTTCATCCGCTCGCCATTAAAGTCTGCCGAGACGATCGGAACAATCGCTATTACGAAGTGACTGAAACGTCTAAGGGCAAGTCAGGCACGATCCGACGTATCAGCGAAGACAAGATGTTTCACGTTCGCGGGATGGTAATTCCCGGCTGTGATCGCGGTCTTTCGCCAATTGGCGTGGTCAGGAACACTGTCGGCAATGCGCTTGCGGGTGAAAAGACCGCGGGTAAGATGTTTGCCAATGGCATGCAGGTTGCGGGCGTTCTTTCATCTGACCAGATCCTAAAACCAGAGCAGCGTAAACAGCTCGGTGAGGTGCTTGGTCAGTTTGCCGGGTCTGATAAGGCCGGTAAGATTGCTGTTCTAGAAGCTGGGCTTAAATACCAGCAGCTGACGATCAATCCTCAAGACGCACAGATGCTGGAAACGCGCCAGTTTAGCGTTGAGCAGATCTGCCGTATCTTTGGTGTTCCGCCTGTCATGATCGGTCATGCCTCAAACGGTACGACGACGTGGGGAAGCGGGATCGAACAACTGATCCTTCAGTTCACCAAGACTTGCCTCACTCCGTTGCTGCGCAGCATTGAATCGGCAGTATATCGCGATTTGCTCGATGCAAAGACGCGCAAAACGACTGTCGTGAAATTTAATATGGAAGGCTTGCTGAGAGGCGATAGCCAGGCTCGCGCTGAATTCCTTCAACGGATGGTTCAGAACGGCATTTATACGCCGAATGAGGCCAGAAGTTACGAAAACAAAGCGTCGAAGCCTGGCGGTGACGAGCTCATCGTCAACGGAACAATGCAACCTTTGCACGGCATCGGCCACAACGGCGGGCCATCGCTTGATGACGCGCCCGAAACGCGCGCTGCTTAAGGATACTTTATGAAATTCGAACACATTTTGACAGCCTTTGAGGCTGAGCCGTGGGCGATTCAGCGCGAAAAACTTGCAGTTCTTGCGGATGTTATCGCAGCGCGTGCTGCCGGCGATAAGTTTGTGACGTCTGAATTTGCTGCCGCTGTTTCTGATGCTCGGGCGAAAGAGATCGCTGAAACCGACGGTAAGGTTGCAGTTATCCCTGTTTACGGGGTGCTATCTGACCGTATGGACATGTTTTCTGCGATGAGCGGCGGCACTTCATATGCAGGCATCAAGCGGCAGCTTCACAAGGCGCTGTCTAATGATGATGTGAAGGCCGTGGTGCTTGATGTTGATAGCCCTGGCGGTTCCGTTCCCGGTACGGATGAATTGGCAACGGAGATCCGCAAACTTCGCGGAGGCGACAAGCCGATCATCGCGCAGGTCAACAGTCTCGCTGCAAGTGCCGCATACTGGTTGGCTTCATCCGCTGACGAAATCGTTGTGACGCCTTCCGGCCGAGCAGGTTCAATCGGTGTCTACACAGCGCATGACGATATTTCCGCTGCATTGGATAAGGCGGGCGTCAAGCGGACGTATATTTCCGCTGGCAAGCATAAGGTTGAAGGCAACGAAACTGAGCCGCTTGGCAAGGAAACGCTGGCTTATATTCAGGAAAGCGTGAATCGCTCGTATGAACGCTTCCTAACGAGCGTTGCCGAAGGTCGCGGCATCACCAAAGCGCGCGTCGAAGCCGACTTCGGTCAGGGGCGGGTTTTCTACTCTGAAAAGCTCATTGAGCTGGGTATGGCCGATCGTGTCGCAACGCTTGATGAGACATTGGCCCGCTTTGGTGCCGATACCGAACCAACATATGTGCGCCGGGTGAAAGCATCTAATGCCGCAAAGGCAGATGCAGCCACGCTTCTTGCCTCGAAAATGGCAACAGGCGAACAGATTACCAAACGCGAATTCGAGAATGGTTTGAAGGGTCTTCTAAACCTGTCGAATTCTGAGGCAGAGCGGGCCGCTCGGCTCTACCTCAAGGAAGGTCAGGGGGCTCCTGACGTCGAGACGGATGCTGCTGCTTTGGCAGCCCTAAACCGGCTTTTGGCCGAAGCAAACACACCACTCATCAAAATCTAAGGAGCCACACATGGCTGATAATGTACTTGCCGATAAGATCGGCGAGCTTGGTACTTCGCTTGCCTCCATCAAGGAACAGGTCGGCAATCTTGCGGTAGACTTTACGTCGAAACTTGCTGCAAACGGCGAGGTTTCTGCCGAGCTCAAGGAAAAGACCGATAAGGCTCTGTCTGAACTCGGCGACATGACCACACGCCTTGGCGACCTTGAAAAGCGTGCCGCCCGCGAAAAGGAAGAAGGCGCGAACGAACAGAAGTCGCTTGGCGATCTGGTTATCGACTCTGCTGATTATAAGGCGGGTATGCTGACAGGTTCGTCTCGCGGTTCGATCAAGGTGACAGCAGATCGCGCTGCAATCACTTCGGCCAACACTACGGTCGGCGCTGGTCGCAGTCAGGGTACGTCTCTCGTACCGGGTGCACGCGTGCCGGGTATCTTCGGTCTGCCAGAGCGCACTCTGACAATCCGCGATCTTGTGCTGCCGGGCCAGACTTCTTCGAGCTCTATCGAGTACGTGAAGGAAACCGGTTACACGAACAATGCAGCCCCTGTCGCTGAAACGACTGCGAAGCCATATTCGGACCTGACGTTCGACATGACTTCTGCGCCGGTTCGCACGATTGCGCATCTGTTCAAGGCTTCGCGCCAGATCCTGGATGATGCACCTGCACTTCGATCCTATATCGATGGCCGCGCTCGTTACGGTCTGCGCTTTGCGGAGGAAAACCAGCTGCTCAATGGATCTGGCACCGGTCAGAACATTCACGGTCTGGTTCCGCAGGCATCGGCTTTTAGCCCAGCCTTCACTTTGCCAGGCGCGACCGGTATTGACCGCCTTCGTCTCGCAATCCTTCAGGTTGTTCTTGCTGAGTATCCGGCTACAGCTTTTGTCCTCAACCCAATTGATTGGACGAAGATTGAGCTGACCAAAGATGCCGGTGGCAATTACATCATCGGCAATCCGCAGGGCTCACTGACGCCAACTCTCTGGAACCTGCCAGTGGTTTCGACGCAGGCTATGGCTGCAGGTGAATTCCTTACTGGTGCGTTCAGCTTCGCGGCACAGATCTTCGATCGTCTCGATATCGAAGTGCTGCTGTCGAGCGAGAATGTCGATGACTTCGAAAAGAATATGTTCACGATCCGCGCGGAAGAGCGACTGGCGTTCGCCGTCTATCGTCCAGAGTCGTTCGTAACCGGCGACGTCGAAGGCGCTTAATTGGGGTGGGGAGCTTCGGCTCCCCTTTTCCAAATTGGAGAGACAATGACAGATTTTCTAGAAGTCAAAGCCCTGAAGACCTTTGCTCTCGGCAAAGAGCTGAAAACCCGCAAGAGCCCATCTTTCAAAGTTGAAGCGGGCGAAGCTCGACAGTTGGAAGCGCAGGGACTTGTTTCTCTGGGCAGCAAGACTGACGTAATTAAGGAAGCGGACGGCGGCGCGCCAGATAATGGCACCAAGCCCAAG